TATTATAAAATTCTTTTTACTTTAGTTTTGAACTCAGTAAATATAGGAGCGTGAGTAGGATTTTCTAAATCAAATAAACGTTTTACTGTTTTAAAGATATCAATGTTTTCCTCTTGTGTTCTAGTAGACAAAACCATTTCCCATCCTTTACCTTGCATTTTTTCTTTATTAGATTTACGTTTAGATGATTTTAACCAAAGAATACCATAATTGTCTACTTTTTTACCAAAACATTCCTCATAACACTTTCCATAAACAGCAGTCTGTAATTCGTAAGTAGGTTGGATGTGATTAGATGTTTTAAAGTCAATCAACCAAAGTTTATCTTCAATTTCTACAATCAAATCACAAGTACCTGCTACTTTCAATTCATCTGAAAATAAATGAACTTCGGCCTCAATTAATTTTGGATTATAAGTTTCCCAAAAGTCTACAAAACGTAAAAACATTTGCCATACATCAGGACTGTATTGAGGGTTACCATATTGATTCATAAAATTCATTTCTTTACCTTCAAGGTATTCTTCAATCATTTCATGAACTTGAGTTCCTTCTTCACCTGCTTTTTTAACAATATGTTCAGCAGAGTAACCTACTTTTTTAAGCCAGTCCTCAAAAAATTTACCTTTAGGATAATAACCTAAAACATAGGTAATCGATGGATAATATTCTCCGTTTCGTCTATAATAACGGGAATCTGGTAATGTTATTTGTTTGGCATCATCTGATACTTCTAAAATTCTGTTGTAGGATTTTTTTATTTTTGTCATAAAAATAGTTTTTTCTCAAGTAAACCTGAGAATGTTAAGGGATAGGTTTCTGTAATTAGATTAATAAAATTTTCAAAACCCATTTCGCTTGGGTCTTTATCTTGCATATCAACAAGATACACTTCTTTCCCCTCGTTCAGTAATTGTTCGCAAAATGATAAAGCTTGTTTTTGAGCATCTTTATCAAGTGCTATATATATTTTATCAACAGAAGACATTACTATCTTCTTCATTAGTTTTGATTGTATATTTTTGCCTAATAACGGAATTACATTCCTTTTGATGGCTATTGCGTCAAATGGTCCTTCGCATAATATAAACGGTATATCCCAGTTTATAAACAACTCAAATGGTATGATGTCGCGAGATACAGATGGGTTTTTATATTTTATTTTAACATCCTTTTCAAACGAACGGCCTGTAAAATAATTTAATCTACCTTCACCATCATATGAGGGAATAATAACCATGTTTTTGTATGGTCCTGATTCGCAATAACCGATATTATATTTTAAAATGTCTTCCTCTGTAATATTTCTAGATTTTAGATATGCTAAAGCATGTCTTCCTATAATGTTAGTTGAGGAAATATTTTTAAATGTTTTAAATTCTTTAGGTAAATTTACAGCCTCGGATACAACTACTTCTTTTTCTGCTGTTTCGGTTTTAACAAGTGCTCTTAGTTCCTCCATTGCTTTTGGAGATGCACTAACTTGTTTAAATATTTGAGCTAATCTTTTACCTCTTTTATCACAAACCCAACAATGCCAAGGATTTTCTCCTTTTTTATTTTCAGTAAAATTAATTTCTAATTTAGGTTTATGGTGGTTACAAAACGGGCAATGATAAGCAAAATTACCTCTTGCTGTTTGTTTTCCTGTTCCTAAAACCGAATTCGCTAATGCTATCAAAGGTTGATTGAGCATAACCTTAATATATAAACAAGGGTTTAAATTACCAAATTAAGCAAAATCTTTAGTAAAGAATTTACCTAAAATATTATCATTAAAATAATAATTAGGTTGTTCTAATACTCCATATTTAAATAAAAACTTACATTCATAGTAAGTTAAAAGTTTTTTATTAGGAACCAATTGTAAAATTTCACGGGTAAATTCCTCTTGTTTACCTCCTTTTATGAGTTCTAAAATTGGTTTAGCAGAACCATAATAAGTTTTCCAGTCCGATTCTTTTACTACCACCTTTGTGGCTGACTTCCTGCCTGGTCCTGTTTGTTCTGCTAGTTCCTTTTTTGTTAATTTTTTCTTTACATTGTAATATAATACTTTTTTACCAATGTAAGAAACTCCACTTGGTTTATGAGTTACTATGTAAATAAAACCAAAGGTGTCTTGAGGAAAATCCTCAATATTTTCTATAACTTTTTCGTTGTATAACCACATATTATAAATCTATATTAACTAAAACTGTTGTATCTGTTGTTGCGTTTGTTGGTAAAGGTTGAGCTAATTTTCCTACTGCTAATAAGTTTTGATTTTCATCATAAAGTCCTACTGTTGTAACGTAGGGCCCAAAATATGAACCAGTAACAAAACTTTTTACAGTATCATTTTGGGGATAATATATTGAACCTGTATTGGATGTACTTCCAGTAAGTGTGGTAGGATTGTTAGTATAATTGAATTCATTTTCTCTTAAAGTACATTTGAATTGATTTTCAAATATTACTAAAGAACTTGAAAATGAACATGTTACATTAGAAGATGTTACAAAATTATTAATAACAGCTACATCCGATGTTCCATATAGTGAACTACCATAAATAGCAGTTCCATAAATATCCCCACCTGGTTGGGAATCACTTGTAATTATAGCAATTCCATGACCATAAAATATATTACCACATATTTGTCCTGTATTTCCAAATATTAAATTTCCTTCTCCATCATCTGTTATTGAACCACTATCTGAAATCCATTGAAATGAATTAGGCATTATATAATTTCCAAATAATCCTACAGGAATAGAAATAACACCTATAATAGCATTAGAAGAAGTAGGAAAATAATGTTCAAAAGTTAAAGTTGTTTGGGGATAAGTCCAATATCTGCCCGAAGAAGGAACTGTTCCTGTGATTCTATTTCCTAACTCATCATAACCAGGAACTAAACTAGCAGTATTAACAGGTGAACCTAAACTAGCAGTTGAATTTAAATAATTTCCATAATACAACTGCTTAATAGAATTATATACTAATTCTTGATCTTGAGTATATATAATTCCTGTTTGGGGATTTGAACCTGAAATAAACGGATCTGATTGGATGTTTTGTCCTAAATATCTTTCAATTGTAACATTAGAACCAGTAAGTTCGTTACCTTTAAAGGTAAACGATTTGTTTACCTCAAACGGTGTGACAATTATGTCGGATGTTAGGAATTGTTTGTAAGCACCCATTCATTTTAGAAATCTAATTTAACTCTAACTAATGCTTCAGTTGTAAAATCTTTTGGTAAAGGTCTTGAAAGTTTAGCTACAGCTAATAATTCATTATTATCATTGTATAAACCTACTGTAGTAATATAGGTAGTAGGATTATTGATAAACGAACTATATAATACTTCACCTGTTGAACCAGAAATAAACGAAGGATTTTCTGAGTAGTTGAATTCATTACTTCTAGGTCTTACAAATATAAAATCTGAAGATATGGTTTCTTGTGAATTTAACTTAAAATTAGATGAACCACTAATTGCTTGGAACAATGAAGTATTAGCAGAAACATTAGGAGCCGATGAAGCAGTAGCAACAACAACATTTGGTCCCCAAGGATATGAACCACTATAAGCTAAACCGATACCTCCACTAGCAGGATAATCAGCTAAAGCCATAGGGTTTAATAAGATAGTTCCAATATCTGGTAAGAACCATCCGTATGAACCTGAATTTGCTGAATAACCGTCTGTAGTTGTTGCTGAACCTGAGTATTTTGTTCCTGTTGAACCACTAATTAATTGGTATAGTCTACCAGCTGAAGTAAAGGTTGTTGAGGTAACATAATTACTATTATCTGTTAAGCTAATTCTTCCTAAACTTCCAGAAATTGTTAAAGTCATTGAACCCAAAAATAATGACTCTTTATAAGCTGTTCTTTCAACAGATATAGCAAAGAATTCACTACCACTTGGTTGGTTATCACCCCATTGGAAATTGGTATTTTCATCACCAATTACTAAAACTTGATATTGACCATAAACTGTTGAGGTTGGTGATGCACCATTTACTAAATTATTGTAGTTAGCACTACCACTACCTTTAGCATTACCATAAGCAATAGCAAATTGAACTGCTGATCCTGATAGTAATGAAGATGTTTGGTAAACATTTATGTAATAATTTCCTGAACTTCCGTTTGCTTGGGTTGAAGATGTAAAAAATTGGGTTAAGGTAGGATTACCATTAGTCCAACATGTTGATGATATAGCATCAGCACTTATTACAAAATCGGAAGGGTCTAATCTTTGAAAAGTTGCCATTTATTATATTTTATGATACTTGAGTTACAGTTACAGGGATAATTGCTCTTGCTCCAGAATCTCTACCTTCAATAGTTAATGTTGCTTGTAATGAAGTAGTTGTAGTAAACAATGTATTGATTGTAGTTGCTCTTAAATTTAAACTAGTACCAATTACTGTTTTAGAAACACTTGTTCCTAAAGTAGTAGAAGTATTTAAAGCTTGAGCATTAGGAGTATTAATACCTACACCTTCGAAAGTAGAGAATAATCTAATATCTGAAATTGTGTAAGTATATCCATTTTGTTCAAATGTATTACCACCAGTATAGTTTAATGTTTGAGGAGTAATTACTTGTGATTGACCTTGTTTCAAAGTAATTGAAGCAGGAATAGCCAAAATTGGAATTTTAGCAGTGCCACGAGGTAAAGTAGTTAACTTATATTTCATAATTTGGCTTGCTTGAGGAAAAGCTTCTAACAAAGGCATGTTTTGAATAGCTTCACCATAATAAGCTGAACCGGAGGGGTGATTTGGATTATAAAGTGTATAATCAATTTCATCATCTGCTAAGGCAAACTGAGTGATTCTAAATGTACCGTTATTTTGTGATAATAATTGACGACCTACATCAGTTAAAATAGCATCTACTGTTACTACCGAATTATTTAAATATCCCATTTGTGTTTATTTTATTATAAATATATTTAATTTTAGTTTTTGTTATATTATTCCTGCAATTTTTGCTAAATCTATTGGATTTAGTTTTGGATCGTAGTTTTCTGGTATTAGAAGTCCCTCTGTTAATCCGGAAATTTCAACTCCTACTAACACATTTGTTTGGGATGGTATTCTTCTAAATATCCTATAATTTTGTCTTGCGACATTAGGAGCTCCTAACAATTGTGAACTTACATAATCTAAAGATCCTGTAAGATAAGGAGTAATATTTATACTACTAGTTTCTGAAGTTCCACCAGTGAAATTTCTAGCATATCCTAAATCATAAATAGAATAAAAATTAGTTAATCCAGCTCCAGAAAAACTAAAATCTAAAGAACTACTAAGAGGAGCTTTACCTATATTACTTGAACCTGAATAATTTCCAAATCGTATAAAATCTCCATACTGTAAAGGAAATAAAGTATCTGAATAACTACAAGTATTGTTTGTTACATAAGATAGTGTATTTTTATTCCAAATATTCAATCCAAGTAATGGATTTAAAATAGTAACAGATTCACTATCATATGTAGCAGATTGAGATAAAAATATAGCTAAAAATCCTGTATTTAATCCCAAACTACTTGTATCTGTTAGTAAACTAACACTTGCTGTACTAAAATAAGTTTCTCCTTGCCAACCACTGCCACTCCAGTTAGCATATAAATAACCACCAGCACTTCCTGTTAAAGTACATATTGATTGGTACCTTGCTCCTCCTTCAATTACTAAAATATCATTTAAAGCATTAGCATTAGTTACATTACTTCCACTAATAGGAATTATATCAGGTAAAGAATTTTTAGGATATATATTA